AGGCTTCCCAACCTTCTCGGCTGCTCGTATTGTTCCTGCCTGTCAAATCTTTTATGACGCTGTGACCGAGCAAACCATCACACATGACGGTAATCCTGTGCTTACAAGGCATTTGGATAACGCAATCGTAAAATCTGACAGATACGGCAGAAGAATCACAAAAGAGTCGGCGGGTAGCCCAAGAAAGATTGACGCAGCGATTGCTGCCGTTATCGCCCTAGACAGGTGCATAAACAGCACTAAACTAGAAGATGAACTATCTCCGCAATTCTTCATTTAGGTTGGTAATGACAGCGACAATTCTCCAAGCACTAGGGATCTTGACGATTGCCGCAGGTGCGGGTTTACTTTTTCCACCAGCAGGTGTGATTCTTTTAGGTGTCGGCTTACTTGCTTTTGGCATAGCCGCTGAGCGAGGTAAGTAATGCTAGGCAATCTCTTTGAGAACAGGTCAGTAAGTTTTCAGTCAATCTGGGGTTCAGGTGAAGTCTGGCAGCTAGACACATCTGCTGGTCAGATGATGAACACCCAGAAGTCGCTAGAAATCTCAGCCTTCTTCTCAGCAGTCAGTCTTATCTCTGACACCATCTCAACTTTGCCAATCGAAGCTCATGTTCACTCAGGACTAAACAGAATCCCACTTGAGCCACAGCCAGCTTGGGTAAATCAGCCAGATGTAGACATGACTCGTCAGGGACACTACCAACAGGTTCTTATCTCTCTCTTGATGCACGGCAACTCTTACACACGCATCTTCCGTGACAACAGAGGTGAAGTTGTAAACCTAATGGCGCTTGACCCAGAAAGAATGAAGGTCACTCGGTCAGCAGTTGGTCGCAAGCTTTATGAATACGAAGATGACAAAAAGCTACTAACTGCTAATGACATCATTCACATCACTGACTTAGTTCTACCAGGCAAGCTTGTCGGAACTAGCCGAGTAGAGAAGCTTCGTGAAGCACTCGGACTAAACCTTGCTCTACAGCAGTACGCTGCAAGATTCTTCGGTGCTGGTGCATCAGCTCAGGGAGTTATTGAGTTTCCTGGCAACCTAACACCAGAACAAGCAAAGAACTTGGCTGATGGCTTTGACTCACGACACAAGAACAACTCACGCAGAGCGCACCGCACTGGTGTTCTTTCAGGTGGAGCTAAGTTTGTTTCAACTCAGGTAGATCCTGAAAAGTCTCAGGCACTTGACTCACGCAAGTTCGGTGTCGAAGAAATCGCTCGCATCTTCAACATCCCGCTACACATGCTCGGTGTTCCAGACACAGCAAGCTACGCTTCCGTTGAGCAGAACGCAATTCAGTTCGTGACTCACACCCTTCGCCCATACGCTGAGAAGATTGAGTGGGCTTACTCACGACTGCTTCCACCAAACGCTTACATCAAGTTCAACTTCGGTGCTTTGCTTCGTGGAGACCTAGAGTCACGCTTCAACGCTTATTCGGTTGCTACTCAGGCTGGCTTTTTGTCCATAAATGACATCCACGCCCTAGAGGACATGCAGCCTGTTGAGGATGGAGACATCTACAGAGTTCCACTAGCGAACATAAATCTTCCTGACGCAAAGCTTGTTGGCGAGCAGATGATGTACGACATCGTTTCTAAGCTTGTACAAGCTGGATACCAGCCAGATGACATCTTGTCTACATTCGGTTTGCCAGCCATCCCTCACTCTGGAGTGCCTAGCGTTCAGTTGCAGCCTGTTGCTCAGATTGACCCTAACGCTCCGACTACTGTTTACGAGGAGTAGTCATGGCAATCACAACCAATCAGCTAACTGTTGGGACTGTTGCCACCATCGTAGATGGCACTTACAACTCAAACTTCAGGCTAATCATTCACAACATTGACAACACCGATGCTATTTATCTTGGTGGTCCAGAAGTAACAACCACGACTGGATTAGCTTTGCAGAAAGAAGAAACCATCCAGCTACAAATGAATCCGCTTGAAAGTATCTATGCGGTCTCAGCAAAAGCTGGACACACTATTAGCTATCTAAAGCAGGTTCAGTAATGCCGTATTACATCACAGACAAGTCAAGTGATTGCTCAGGCTGGGCGGTTGTAAAAGAAGACGGCGAAGTCCTTGGCTGTCACGAAACCAAACAGTCTGCGATTGACCAAGCTGTAGCAGTAAGTCTTGCTGAGGATACAGAGTTTGGTGGAGAAAGAGCTGCGGTTGGGCTTCTTGCTTCTGGTGACTGGGTGTCATGGGAGCCAAACGATTCTAAGATTCTTGCTCAGGTAGTTGTCGTTGAAGATCAGTACGCTGTTGTTCGTGTCTTTGAGTACGAGTACGGGGTATTCAGTCCAACTGACAAACTAATGGTCATAAATGTTTTCAGCATTGAGAAGATTCAGAGACCAGAGCGAGTTGCTGTCGAAGAAGAAGAACTAGATTCGGTTGCAGAGATGGGCGATGAGGCTATGCCTGACGAGGAGTTTATGACTCGTGCCAGACCAGATGAGCTAGAAGTCGGTGACTTTGTTTCTTGGCGTTCATCAGGCGGTAGAGCCAGAGGCAGGATTACAAGAATACGCAGAGACGGAGAGCTGACTGCTCCTGAGAGTGACTTTACTGTTACAGGCACTCCAGATGACCCTGCTGCGCTAATCCGCATTTACGAACAGACTGACGAAGGCTGGAGAGAAACACCAGTAATCGTTGTACACAGGTTTACTACTCTTACAAAGATTGACGAGCTTCGGTCAGAAAAAAGAGACCTGCCTGACAACTATCGCCCTGCTCTAGCCGAGGATGTCCCAGAAGGCCGTGCTTGCGGAAACTGCTTCTTCTTCAATGAAGAAAGACAAAACGAAGACGGCACTAAAGCATGGTGCGAGAAGTGGGATGACTTTGTAGATGGCGGCTACTATTGCAACGCTTGGCAGGCAGATGAAGAATCTCGCGCGATAAATCAAAAAGCTCCCGCATACATGAGGGCTGCTGCTCGCCGTGGGTTAGAACTAAACGAACAAGGATTCGGTGGAGCTGGACTCACACAGAAGACAATCCGCGAAGCACGCCTAATGGCACAAGGTCAGGTATCCGATGACAAGTGGGTACGGATTGGCGCATGGATAGCACGACACATGCCAGACCTTGACGCACCGAAGAACTCCAACAGGAATGACCCTGAGTATCCTGGACCTGGATTAGTGGCTCACTTGCTTTGGGGATCAGGGCCAACCAAGAGAGCTGCTGAGCGTGCGATGAGCTACGCTAACGGCGTTGTTGCTAGGATTGAAGCAGAGGAAAGAACTATGACTGACACTACTGAGAAGCTAAACCGCTGGGCAGATGTAGCTCGCTCAATCCAGAAAAAGATTGACGGGGAACCAAACACTAAAGAACCAGAAATCCGCACTAACAGTACAAAGTTTGAGGTTCGGTCAGAGGATGACGGCATGACCTTCACAGGCTACGCATCTGTATTCAACAGCTCCTCTGAAGATCTAGGTGGCTTCCGTGAGTTTGTAGCTCCTGGTGCTTTCAAGCGCTCGCTACAGTCAAGAAATGAAATCAAACTTCTTTGGAACCACGACACTAACGAGCCACTTGCTTCAGTACGCGGTGGCAGTCTTGAACTTGTCGAGGACCGCTACGGACTCAAAGTAAAAGCTCGACTACCAAAAACCACGCGCGGGAAAGATGTTGCCGAGCTTTTGCGTTCAAAAGTAATTGACAGTATGTCTTTTGGTTTCAATGTCATCAAAGACTCTTGGTCCGAAAATGGTTCGGTCAGAACTCTTGAGTCTGTCAGATTGCACGAAGTAAGCATTGTGACCTTCCCAGCATATTCATCCACCACTGCTACTGTTAGGTCTATGCAACCTACTATTGACCCAGACGAACTTGCTAACGCACTTCTAAAGCTAGAGTCAGGTGAAGACTTGGATGAAAAGTCAGCTACCCTGATTACAGATGTCGTTGGCAAGCTAAGACAGCAGCCTGAAGCTGAGGTCGGAGCTGACGATAATGGTCTTGCCTTGCTAGACCTAAAAAAGAAACAACTTGACCTGTTATTGAAAAGGATCTAAATGGCTACCAAACAAGAAATCAAAGACGCTATCCTAAAGGCGGCTGGCAACCCATCAGTAGGCGTTATTGCTGAGATGGCAGACCAGTTTGCTGAGGCCGTACTTGGCCTAGAAGAAAAGTCTTCGACACCTGCTAAAGAAGTCAGGGTTGTCGAACCTAAAGAAATCAGGTAAACTGGTTTCCTGCCCTCACCGAGTATTCCCTTCCTCGGTGGGGGCCTTTTCTTTTACCGTGTTTTTTTCAACTAATAGACTTGTAGTTATCAGTTGAGTGTTAGCACCGCTGTATCTGTTGAGTGTTAGCACCGCAGGAATCCCCTACCAATAACTATTCAAGGAGACTAAATGTCTGAATTTGTAAAGTCTCAGGTAGAAGTTCGCAACAACTTGATTGCTCAGGCACGCGAGGTCCTAGACCTAGCTAC